GTATGTTAGGGTCACTTACAGGAATGACATCTATCTTACCATCAAAGTCCATCTTTAATATAGTTGGACTTGCACCAGGAACCTCGTATGGATATGAGTCAGGTAATGACTCAAAGTTTATTCTTGCTAATATTTTAAATTCTTCTTTTTGTGAATAATGTAATCGTTTATGTATTGCACTAAAAAATTTACTTGAAGCTTCTAACAATGCCATAGTAGTTCCCACTGGACCATAGTTAGTTGAATCATTAATTACTTTTTCTGTACTGTCAGCAAACTTTTGTCCTGCACCTGCAACAAAACCTAACATTTGAAATAAAGTATTAGAAGGTTCTTTGTAAGGTAAAGGTACAATTGCTCTAGCTAAATCTACACCTGTAGCTTCTACATCTCTAAACTCACCAGGAGATAGAGGCTCATTATCACCTACAACTTTAACACCTTTAGCTTTAAATCCTGCAGGTAATGTTGCAAACTGTCCTGAGTCAACTAAGTTTCTCATAGCTGCAGTTGCAGTCATTGTAAGATTACCTAAGAAATGTATTAGACCTAAACCATAGAAACCAAAACCTGGAACAAATTTATAATGTGTAAAGAACATTTTCTTTTGTTTAGTTGGGTCATCTTCATTATAGTTTCTTCTAATAGATAAAACTTTTTTTGAACTTTCTTCAACTGTAACAATATAAGGTAAACCAATACCACTGTCATCTAAATCTAAATAACAATGTTGTTCTAATAAAACGTACTGAGGGTCAGAGTCAGCAGGTATAGCTGTACCCATAATTTCGTCAACTTTCATTGACATTGACGTTTGCTCAATTGGTTGTGCTTCAGGTAAATCTAAATCTTCGTAAACACCTGCATCAATTTCTTTAGCTAAGTCATTTGGATTACGTAATATAACATGTGTATATCTATCTGCCTTCATTAAATCTGAAGCATGATAAGACACATAGAACTGGTCAATAGGAACAAACTCTGAGCATGGTCTATCTAATGATGAATCATAATAAATCTTTTTAAATGCTGAACCAATAATTGGTAAGTGAAACAACATTCTTTCAAACTCATGAAAGTATTCAGGCATCATATCAGTTAACTGATAATTCATAAACTGTTTTACACGAGATGCTTGTAATTGTTTTTGTTCAGTCTCAGTTCCAATTATCTGAGCCATAACTGGTCCACCTGCAGGAAATAATTCCTGAGAAGCTTTAGATTGAAACTTCACTGCTGACTCTATTAAGAGTGGATGAACTGCAGTACATGCACCTTCAAATGGTTCTGAAGTTTCTTTTAGTTTTAGTCCTAGTAAATCAAAACCTCTTTGGAAAGTTTCTTCCCATTCTTGTCTTGACTCTTTATCTGATTGATACTTTTCATAAACATCTGCACCAATCTCTTGTAGTTGTTCTTCTTCAAGAGTTGAAACTAAGTTATCATAATGTCCACCTGGCATACCTTCTTTAGGTATAATAGCAGGGTTACCCATTAAGTCAACTACTGCTGAACCATCTTCCATCATTGCTACACTTTCATCAGGAAGAACTTCATCAGTAATAGTTTCTTCAGTTATAGTTTCTTCTTCTAACTCTGGTGCTTTATCAAATGGATTCTTTTCAGTTGGCATTATATAGTCCTTTGTGTGTTATAATTTTTATAATAATCTCTAGCTACACTTCCACCTTTTTTCTTTTTTACAATATTATTTATATATAATCTAGGATTATGATAAGACTCATCAGAGTAAGGCATATTATCTTTTATATTTTTAAATGCTCTTTTATATTCATTTGTTTGTTTTATAAATGCTTTTGCTTCTTCTTCTGAAGGAGCTTTAATTGTTACCATTTCTCTATTTTCAAGTTTAAAAGGTTTTTCTCCTGGAGATTGTAGTTTAGGTCCTATTAATTTAAAACTTATGTTATATTCATTCATACCAAAGGCATCAGAGTCATATTTCTTCATACCACCAGGATAAAATTTATCAATAAATTTATATTCTAATTCACCTTGAGTTATTAATTTTTCATCTTTTTGTTTTAAAAAACTGTTTATTGTTTTTTGGTCATTTGTTGTTAAAGGTTTTCCTTTAAGTTTTTCTATAATTTTTTTTGAATTATTTGGATTTATCTTACTTAATAAATTACCAATCTTTAAAGCTGCTGTCATTATATAATCCTTTATTAATTTTATATTATATACTTAAAACTTCCAGTATGCAACTCTTTTTTTTCTTTCATAACCTTCTTCATAATCAGGGTCATCTGGATGAGTTAAATTCCATGATTCTTTCATATAGTGTATTGCCATAGTCATTGCGTCTACTTGGTCATCATGTCGTGCATTTGGAAATGTAATTGCTTCACTATATAAGTCATCACTCCAATCGTGACCTTTAGGTAACCATACACGTCCTGCCTCCATCATTGGTGTTGCTGCGTACACTCTAGCAGTCTTATCTCTATCAGGAATATAATCAAGTACAGGTAAACCTGCACGTCTTAAATCTTGTATTAATGATTGTCCACTTGCTTTCTTTTCAATGATACACACATCAGGTTTATGATAATCATATAACTCTTGTGCTTTCATTCTTAATGCTGGATAATCAAATCTACCTTTTTCATTTCCTAATAGTATTAAGTTAGATACCCAGTTCTCTCTTCCTGTTGAATCAGTCTCCATATGTTCAAAGATACCCCAGGTCTGTATCACACTAAAATCTGCTGTAGTCTTTGTAGAGAATGCAGTATCATATGTTTGTATTATATAGTCACATGCAGGTGGCTCATCATAATCCCACCACTGAATCCATTTCTTTTTAATTATACCACCTGAATCAGGCACAGGATTCTGCATATAAAGAGACTCCCAATATCGTGAGCCATTACTTGCCTTTATCTCTTCTTCGTCATTCTTGAGTATTTTAGTAGGCTTCCACTCAGGAAAATAACTTGAGCCTATTGGTAGGTCCAGCATTTTACTTGAAGATTCGTCTACCCATGCAGGTATCTTTATTACTTCCCATTTATTTTCTAATTCTATTTGTGATTCTTGTCTCAATAACCACCCACATAAATCGTCCTCATGATAACGTGTATTAATAATGACAATTGAACCATTAGGCATAATACGAGTTCGTAAACCTGAAGGGTACCATTCCTTTACATATCGTCTACCTGTTTCACTAAAGGAGTCTTCTTCAGACATTACGTCATCTAGTATTGCAACATGGGCACCACGACCTGCAATCTGACTACGAACACCTGCTGCATAATAAGTTCCACCTTGATTTGTTTTCCATTTACCTGCTGCTCGTACATCACTACGTAATGTTACATCTGGAAATACTGTATTAAATAAATCAAAGTTAACTAAGTCTCTTACACTTCTACCAAAGTCTGAAGCTAGTTGGTCTGAGTGTGATACAGTTAATATCTCATGTTGTGGATGTCTGCCTACGTACCACGCAGGAAATAACTTGGAACATATCACTGACTTGGAAGAACGTGGTGGAAGAAACACCATCAGTCTTTTTATTTCTCCATTTTCAACCTTTTGTAATCTATCAGCTATCACATGTATATGTCTACCCATTATCCAATCAGGTACAAGGGTAGGTGCAAACATAGCTATGAAATGTAAAAAGCTATCTTTAGATTGTATTACTGCTTTTTGAAAGTATAACTCTCTTAGTTTAATTAAGTTTTCGTTTACTTGTAGCATTTGATATTTTACTTGTCCATGAAACAATAGGTGATTTATATTCTCTTGGTTTTACTTTTCGTTCAAAGTTTGAAGGTATAAACCAATATGTAGTCCCCTTAATTATTTTTATTCCCATTCTGAATCTTCCCAGTCTTCATCATCTTCTATGATAGGTGGTTCAGGTTTAGGTTCAGGTCTAGGTATATATGGTTGAACATTTGTTGTGTACCATTTAACTGGACATCCTTTACAAAATGTATTCCATCCTGCCATAGAAAACATATATAAAACCCAACTAACTAAAAAGGCTAGAGATATATAATAAAAATATTTAGTAAATTTATTTATTAATCTTTTCAAGTTTGACAACATTTTCATAATGTTTTATCTCACGTTCTAGTTCTTCAGGTGATTTAGTTGTAATGTCCTGTTTAATCTCTTGACGTTCAATTAACATACCTAGATGTTTACCTATAAACTCCATTGCTCTATTAGAGTTAGTTAAATCATTTTCTTCCATACCTCTGTCATAAACTTTCATAAACTTTTTTACAACTTCATTAATATTAAGACTTACGTCTTTCATTGCGTCCAGTCTTATTTGATTACATCTTTCTTCAATCTTATCATTCTTTAATAATCGTTTAGCTTCAGCACGAGTCTTTCCATCATTATTTAAATCTTTATAACCTGCTGAACGATACGCACTTAATACGTCACCTGTAGATGTGTATTCTAAACAGAACTTCTCCTGCATAGCTGATAGTCCACTAGGTAATGTGTTCTTTGCAAAGTTCTGATACTTCTGCTGTGCATTCTCTAGCATCTGTACCTTTTGTCCTTCAGGTAACTTCTTAGCTTTCTTCTCTGTCATCTTAAGTTTCCTTTCTTCAACTCTTCTCATGTACTCACGTCTCATCTCAATTAAGTCTCTACCTGCATTTACCTTTTTTCTGGTGGCTGCCGTCTCTTTAATTAAGTCTCTGAGACCTGAATCATCTAAATGAGCATACAATAAATGTTTAGGTTGCTTTTTCATTATTGTATTATACACTATAATATGTTTATAAAAAAGAAAAAAATACTATTGCGAGTTTTAAGAAAGTATGATATACTTATGACTAAGTTTCCAGGGGTAAAGGTATACCTGTAGGGAACACAAATCACATAACACATAACTATATAGACTCTATTGCATCCCTCGTGCATAGTTGTGTACATCTATTTAGAGGACTCCCCCATTAATAATCATTATCAACAACTACAACTCCATTTTCTCCCTAATTTTTTGGGGGTACCCTTTTTTATATTATACACACACCCCCTCTTTTTTTGTGTCCCCCTCCCTTGATTTCCCTAGACTGTCATAAATCTGACACCTCGTCAAAAATCTGACACACTGTCAAGACTTTGACACCTTGTCAAGAAATTGACGGCTCTGAATCCCTTTTCTACCTTGATTTCTAGCCATTCGTCAAAAGATTGACTCTGTTTGTCAATATTATGACATTTTCAACTGTCAAAAAACCAACAGTGTCAATAACTTGACATTACCCTAGACTCCCTAGTCTTTCTTGGTTAAAATATCTTCTATAGACTCTTAAGAATAATTTATATAGTCTACTACTTTGTAGACTATAGAAATTATAGAGTCTATAGAAGATATTTTAACCTAGAAAGACTGGGACTTCCCTGATTTCCTTCCCAAAAATTTTCCCAGTTTTTCTAGATTCTTTATCTTTCTATTTTATTCAGAGATTCTTTTGAAATTCAAATTTACTCGACCATTTTTTAAAATGCTAAAGGAATTTATCACAAAAATTTCAAAAGAATTTTAGAAGAATTTATTTAATATTAATTATTATTTATATACTACTACTTTGTAGTATATAAATAATAATTAAATATACTTCAACAAACTTTAGATTTTTTTCAGAAGTTAAACTATAAAAAGCATACTGAATAAAT